AATCGTACCTTTCTTGTTTTGCCGCGAAGGGTCAATAGGCGCACGCGCAACGGTCGAAAGTTCGCCGCCGAAATCCGAATAGCTGTTGGGTTCCAGCCCGTACCAAACGGGCGTACCCGGAAGCGTTTTCAGCGTCGTTTCTTCCGCGAATGCAAGGCCGGTAATGTTCGAATCAATTTTGTTAGCCATTTGGCGAACTCCTTTAACCTAATTCGTCGTATTCAAATTCGGCAACGACGTTAAACCGATTAAACAAGTTTTCGGGCGATAGTTCGTTAATCCTTACGTTTCGGAACCAAACTTTATTCGGCGTTGATTTGCCGCGATAACCCTTGCGGGCAATTTCGGCCAATTTGCGGCCAATTTCGCCAGAATTAGAAATAGACTTGGGGCAAAAGATTTGCACAAAAACCAAACCCGAAGCCGTGTAACGTCGCTTTGTATCACTTCCGGCAAGCGCCGTTTGTTCTTCAAATACGGTTTGAATTGAAACGCGCGCCCAATACTTTGAGGAATCAGGTTCGGCGGGTTCTTCGACCATAGGCCAACGAACATCGGGTGCATAACCGACAAGCGAAGAAACTTCGGCAGCATTCCAGACTTGCCAAAAAGCCCCGTTGATTTCGTCGGCTGCGCCGCTATATGTCGTTGTCATCGGAAAACCATTGTATAAAGTATCGTTTGCCCGTTAGGGTTCAATTCTTCGACGTTGAACAAACGAAGTTCTTTGCTGTCGCGAATAACAACGTCTTTCAACGACGGTTCAAAATTAACCGCGCCCATAAGGCCCATTACTGCGCCCATTGGAACTTCGCCGCCTGCCATATACGAAAGCGTTTCGTAAGTATCTTTATCGACGGTAAGAAAGCAAATCGTTACGTCGTGTTCGACAGGCGTTGCTGGGTTCGTCGGCTTCCAAGGCTGCGCAGTATCGACCGGGGCGGCATCGCGAACAATGCGCCATTTAACCAACTGCCCGTTTTTGGCAATTAGCTTTTTCGCTGTTTGAACTTGACGGTCGAAACGTGCCATATTAAACCCGCGTTGTACGAAGCGCGAAGCCGGTTAAAGTTGAACCGAACAGCGGTTGCAACAGGGCTTCGACATTGGTTAATGTGGGCGTAATGCCAATTTTTGTCGGGTCGGCGTATTTTGTCGTAATCGGCCCTACTTTTTCTTCGGTTACGAAATCAGCCGCCGAATAATTCGGCATAATATCGACGCCTTCGCTAATTGCGACAACAAGCGAACTTTGCGCCGATTTAAGTTGCTTCGGAATTGCATTCGACGGAAAAGCGGTTTCGCTTCCGCTAATATAAACGTCAATTCGCGGCCATTGCAACGCCTGCGATTCGTTGGCAATTTCGCCTTGATAGCGGTTCGCCTGCGCTTCCAAATAGTCGCAAGCTTTAATCAGCATTACGGCCAAAGAATCAGCGGCGACGGGCAAGGTAACGCCGCGCGCTTCGGCGTATGCACGTACTTCGGCAACCGTAACGAACGAATTTGCGTTCGTTACGTTCGAACCGTCTTCAACAATGATTGAAATTGCCATTTTAAGCGTACCAAATATTAAGGGCTAGAATATCAGCCGCAGCAATTGCCGTCGTGTCGTTGTCAGCAACCGCGCCCGTAATTGCAAACGCAATGCCGGTCGTGAAAAATTGGCCGTATGGGTTCAAATCAATTTCGAATTGTGCCGAAGCGTCTAGCGCAATGGTCAAAACTGGAACGTCAGTGCCAACAGTAGGGGCCGAATTCTTGTTGTAAAACTTCAAATAACGAATTGCCGCCGCATTGTTTCGGCCCGTGATAAGGAACATTCGCCCGGCAGCGTTTTTAACCAATGTGGCGTTTGTCGTTGCAGCGGAAGAAAGCAAACGGAACGGGGCAGCAATGCCGCCCGTTGTTGCGCGGGCTTGATTTCCAACGTCACCAACCAAGTTCGCACCGGCACCAATCGCCGCCGTTACTTGCAAGCTATTCGTAAACGTTTGTTGCGAAAAAACACCGCTGCACGAAACGTTACCGCCGACAACGGCAGTTGAAACGCGAACCCGAACGTAACGCGCCGAAAGGGCGGCGCCAAACAATCGCGTCGTATTTGCGGCAAGCGCCACCGAAATAAGCGGGTACACATTTAGCACCCCCAAATCATAAACTGACAAAAGATTTCCAGCGGGCGAACGTGCAATGTCGTTCGTCTGTTCGAATGCCAGAATACCGGCAGTAATTCCCGCGCCGGTTTGAATCTGAAACGTTGCCGAATGGAATCCGGCGGCGTCGTACCAACCCGAAGCGACAGCGGTCAAAAGGTCAATATTCACGGCAGGCGCGTTAATAACCCCGCCCGATTTCGTAAAATCTTCAGACAAAACAACCGGCAATGAACTATCAGGCGAAGCCTTGCCCATGCAAAGTTCTTCGAATGCTTCGGTTACGCGGCTAAAAAGTTTGAAAGTCATTTTCGTTTGTCCGGTTGTTTTGTGTAATGCCTGCCCACACTAAGCGGGCAGGGTCGGGCCTTACTGCGCGGCGTTGGGCGTCCAAGCCGGGGCCGCTGCGGGCTTGCCAGCCTGCGCCGGGGCTTGGCCCTTGCCTACGGCTGCGGGGGCCGCTGCGGGCGCGTTGGCGGGCTTGGCCGGGGCTTTCGGGGCCGGGCTGTCGCCTACCAGCTTCGCCAGTGCTGCGAGTTTTTCGGAAACGGTTTTAATCGCGTCTTCGGCGGTCGGAAGTTCGGCGTAAGTCGGCGGAATCGCACCGGCTACGCCGTCGCATTCTTCCAATGCACCTTCGGCGGGCACGGCCTGCGCATTGCGGAAGACAACTTGCGCGGTAAGCTTCGAAGCGGCTTCGAAGTCTTCCGGGGTCGGCGAAACGCCATCCACGAAATAAAGAATCTTTGCGGGTTTCATAGTTGAATTTCCTTCGAATTAAGTTTGCATGGAAGAAAGGGGCCGAAGCCCCTTTCGTCGTTTGCCTTACTTGGTTTTAACAACAACCCCGGCAAGGTCTTTATGCGAAGTCGCGTACTTATCCCAATTGGTCGAAGTCAGCAACGCCGCATCGTTCGGCGATTTGCCGCCGTTGGTCTTGTCCCATGTGAAGCCGCGAACACCGACGTTATAAGACCATTCGGCTTGAAACGTGCGAATAATGTTTTCGTCGCCGTTCTTCGCTTCTTCGTTGGCCGTATAGTCGTTGTTTTGGTCGATGATAACCGCACCGGGAACCAGACCCAAGACCGCATAATTGTTCGGCGAACCAGTGATGACCAGATTTTGCGAATCGGTCATAACCAGCAACTTACCGAACGGGTCGCGAATAACGTTCACGTTACCGTAATTGAACAACTGCGAAGCGTTCGTAAGGTTCTTCCCGTACAGGTCGAACATGGGTTTCGAGTGCATCACCCATGCGCCAATTGTCGAACTTTGGTCGCCGAACTTCGCTTGCCCGTTGTTCAAGTTGCTGAAAGACAAAGTATCTTCGGGCGTGGTGTTGCCGGTTGCGTCATAGACGTTCGAAGCTTGCGCGGAAAGCGCCGCGTAAGTTGCGCCCAAACCGACGTTCAGCATATCGGCCATCGTGTCAAGTGCCAATTGTTGCCCCAGCGCCGCGCCCGCAACTTCGGGGTTTTGCTGAATCCATTTGAATTGGCCGGGGTCAAGGCGAACGGGCGGCGTGCCCGCTGCAACCTTCACCATCGTATCGACAAGGTGTGCCAATTTCTTTTCGGAAACGTTGCCCGAACCGTAAGAGTTACGGCGGCGAACAAGCCCGGAAATTTTGGCGAAAAATGCCACGTCGGAAAAATCGCCTTGATGCGCGGCGGAACGAAGGGTAATTGCGCCCCCGGTTGCAGCGTTGAACAAGTCGATTCGTTGGCGTAGAACTTCGGTCATCGAAGAATACGCATATTCGGAATAAACGGCAAGGTCAGAAAGTGCCATGATGAATCACCTTTAATCGGTTGCCTTCGAAGCTTTGATATGTTCCGCAAGTTGTGCGGGGTTCATCGAAGCAAGGTCGGCGGGTGGTTTATCGGAATTGTTCGGGGCACCGCCGCCGTTTTGATTCGAAGACCGACCGGCACCGCCGGAAGCCTTTGATGCGGTGATTATAGCGGAAAAATCTTTGTTTGCAACAAATTCGGCGGTCAGTTCTTCGACGGTCATTGCTGAAACCTTACCGTCTTTGTCCAAAACGCGCGTAACCGGGGCGTCGCCTTCGAAATCGGCTTGCAAGCGCGCCTTGATGTGGGGAAGAAGCAACGCCGGGGCGTTGGAAATCTTCGAAGCAATTTGCGTTGCGACGTTATCGACAAGCTGTTTTTGCGTATGCGAAGTAAGCTTGCCCAACTTGCCTTCATATTCGGCTTTCTGGTCTTCAAGCTTCTTTTGCCAAGACTTTTCAAGCGTTTGAATATCGCCCTTTTTGCGGGCGTCATCGTTGCCCAATGCGTCAAGCTGTTCTTGCGCTTCGCGCAACTTCGTTTCAGCTTCGCGGCGCAACTGCGCTTCGCGGTCTTTCGCGCGCTTCAAAGCGCCCGTATCTTCGTCGCCGTCAATATCCAGCCGGAAGCCGTCGCCGTCGCCGTCTTCGATATATTCGGCTTTGATGTGTTCGGAAAGCTTTTCGTATTCAGCTTTGGTAAGTTTCTTTTTAAGTGCCATTGCTAGGACTCCTTAGCGGTTATGCCGATTCACCGAATCAGCGGGAAAGAACTTCGTTAATCTTACGGCGGAATTCGTCAAGCGTTAAAGCTTGACGGCTTTCAAACTTCGGCAAATCGCTTTGCTTCAAGTTTCCGTTTCGCAATTCGTCGGCTACGTCTTCGCCCAAAATGTCGTTTTGAACGTCTGCGGGCTGGCGAATGGCCCAAGTATAAAACGATTCGGCGGCTATGTCATCCGTGCCCACAATAGGCGCGATATGCGACCTGCACCGAATATGCGCGGGCGGGATTGGGCCTTGTCCGAAGCGGTATCGTTTGCGATTTCGACTTGTGCAAATTTCGGTCGTCTTTCCGTCCATTACGGAATACCACATATACCAGCCAAACAGGGCCGATATTACGCCAGCCACAACGACTGCGGCGGTATGTTGAACAGCGGTCGCGACAACCGCGTTCGCTTGCACGCCGATTCGTTGAAGCTGCGACGAAGTGCCTTGTTTGTTATCTTCGCCGGTAAGTTCGCGCAATGTTTCTTCAACCGTCCAACCGTTCGCCCATGCTTTGCGAATCGTGTTTTCGACGCCAGCTTGCGCCGACGTTGTAAAGGTCTTCACGAATGGCAACAGATACAAGCCGTTCGCCGGAATTGGCGCATTCGTTACCGCCGACCAAAGCCGTTCATTGTTGCCAGTAATTGACGCAATGCCAAACAACGGAAAGAAGTTCGTTTGGTTGTTTTCTTCCTGTAAATACTTAACGGCTTCTTCGTCGGAAGGAATCGGCTTTTCTTCGCCGTCTTCTTCCAATTTGCCATGCACATAAGCGCGACGGTTTATTTCCAAATCAGCGGCCATAAAGCCTTTAAGCTGTTTGATAATCTGTTGCGTGTATGCGTTGTAAATCTTCGATTGCGAAGCGCGAAGCGTAACGACAAGCTTATTAAGTTCGGCCTTCGTCAAACCGTCCAAAGTCTTGTATTTGACGCGGCTTAGAAGACGGCTTAGTTCTACGCGAAGTTCGGCCAATACGAAATTAAATTCGCGCGCGTATTGAACTTTAACGCCTTCGATATAGACTTGTTGCCGCGTCGCTATGTCGTATAAACGTTGGTTGTCGGCTAAGGCCATGATTACGCCCCGTTGTTATTGTTCGGCGGGGTTGAACCGTCGCCGGGCACGTTGTCAGGCTGCGCAAGCGCCATCGCTGCGGCGGTTTCTTGCGCGATTTTTTCTTTCGCCTTCGCGTCTTCTTCGGTTGCGGTTCCAGACTTGCGAAGAACCGCGCGCATTTCTTCGAAGGTAATTGCGCCGCCTTGCCATTCCTTAATCGCTTGGGCGCGTTCTTCCGGCGTCATACGGGCAATATCGAAATCCGTATTCAGTTCGAAGGTGATTGCGGTATCAGGAACGCCGACAAACTTTGCGCACCATTTCAGCGCCCAAACATAAGCGGCTTGAACATTCTTCGCGGTACTGGAAAGCGTCGAACCTTCCGACGTTGCTTCTACCTTCGCTTCGAATGCGGTTCGTTGAACTTGCTTTTGTTCGACAAGCTTTGCGCCAAGTGCGACCATTTGCCGTTCTTTGGCTTCCATCGCTTCTTTAATCATCGTATTTTCGCCAGCCTGTAACAACTTAGCGTCGCCACCAACCGGAAGCGGAATGCCGCCGCGCGAACCAAACGCGACGGTTCCTTTCAAAACGTCTTTTACCCATTCTTCCGTAAGCCCGGTAAGAACTGGCGTCGGTTGTCCGACGATAAAGCAAGATTCTTCGTAATCTGCCGAATTGCGATAATGCGCGACGTTGATACTTGCCAAATCGTAAAGATTGGGGTTATCGGGCTGCGGGTCGTTGTTTTCAGAACCTACGAACGAAAACGGGATTTCGCGCAACGGCAGGCCGTCGGCACCTTTCGGGCGAAGTTGCTTTGTAAGCTGAAAATTACCCTTCGGC